TATGTACTAGCAGTAACGCCAGTTGCAGCCAAGTCAATCTCGTCAGCACCAACAACAATTCGTGCGCTTGATGCCGTGTTCACGTTAAGCGTGTTACCTGTCTTGCTCATGCCTGTGCCAGCCGTAACCTGACCCGCACCTGAGAACTGAGCAAAGGTAATTGATGTACTACCTAAAGTACCGCTTGTTGGAATAGTACAAATAAAGCCGTTATTAGCGTTTACTGTACCGCCCTCAACAAAGGTGTAAGCAGCTACCAATTCAGCATAAGTATCTGCGTCTGTTGTTCTAGTCCATGAACCAGATGCACACAAGTAAATACCATTGTTAGCAGTTGTAGTCTGGTCTTTAACCAATACTCGGTCACCTGCAATAACAGATATACCATCAATGGTCTGTGCGCCAGATAACGTAAGGTTAGCAGTAGAAGCAGCAACCACAGACGCTTTAGCATCAATACCTTGGGCAATAGCGTCTACATAAGACTTGGTTACTGCATCAGCATCAGCCGTAGGAGTACCAAGACCTGTAATCTTGTTTGTACCCATAGCTAAAGCACCAGACAAAGTGCCACCAGTTAGATTCAACTTCAAAGCGTCAGCAGTATCTACATAACCTTTGGTAGCAGCATCTGAGGAATTGGTAGGTGTAGCAAGACCAGTAATAGTAGCCGATGTACCACTATCCATATCCAATGCACCAGAGATGGTTACATTGTTGAATGTAGAAGTCCCAGAGGCAGCAGTTACGTTACCAGTAACATTACCTGTCAAGTTACCAGTTACGTTACCTGTAACAGCACCTGTGTGAACCCCTGCTGTGTTACCAGTTACTGCACCTGTTAAACCACCAACAAAGCCTGTAGTGGCAGTTACTGTCGTTCCTGTGATAGCTTGGGCAGATGAACCACCAATTACCGCACCATTGATTGTTCCACCAGTAATAGTGGCAGACGCTGATGTAAGTGGGCCTGAGAAGCCAGCAGTACCTGTCACAGTACCTGTCATGGTAGACGTACCAGTAACCGCTAAGTTACCACCCACAGTTACGTTGTCAGCAGCAGAGCCATCTTGAAAGTTCTTTAACTGAGCCATCAATTGACGAATAGCGTTGTTGACCAAAGATGGGGCCATACCCTCCGCTAAGTTAATACTGTTAATGTCAGTATTGTTACCTGCGGTACTGCTGTATTCTGAAATCTTGGTCTTTGCCATGTTAGTCCTTAGTCGGGGTTAGCCATACCAGTTAAATCAATTTTTCTTGGTTGTTGTGCTTGGTACAACAAATTGAACATTGTTGGATAGTCTATATCTGGCATCCTGTTCTGTACGTCAAGCAAACCTTTAGCTACACGACCTGCACCATAAACCGCTTCACCCATCAAACGAGGAGATGAAGTAGCCAATGAAGCCGCAGCCAATGGCAATCCACCAACACCTTGCGCTAAAAACGCAGTTGGTAGTGATGTTGCTCGTTGTAAGCCTCTTGGTGTAAATTCTGAAAGTGCTTGACCTGCTAATGCTGGCATCATTTGTCTGCCACCAGCTTGCTCAAGTTCTCTAGCAAGATTTAAACGCTGACCATAGTTTGTATTAACATTGTTACGCATCAAAGACTGCAACTTACGCATTGCTGTGTCTGCTGTTGCTTTATTACCCATAGACAAAGCCTTTTCAATCTCACGAATCGTATCTGTTGCATCAGAATACGCTTTCATTGTCTTTGAATAAGTTGGGGCTTGTTTAACAATCTCAGATTTAATTCCGTTATAAACTTGATTAACTAAAGTTAAAGCAGTCTTTTGCTCATAAGGTATTTTTTCAAGAATTCCACCAATTTGCTGTTTTAAAGCATCTAAACCTTCTGGGGTATGAAACTCAGCAGGGTCTAGATTTTTCCAGTTATTAACTTTTGTTTGCGCTTCTGTTAATTTATCAAAAGCAAAATCATCTTTAACTTGACCTTTAAATGAAATTTCATCTAAGGATTGTTTAACAGCGTCATCAACACCTTTGAAAGAAAGAACAGCTTTATCGCCTTTAATGTTTTTCATTCCTTCATTGTAAATACGCCTTCTGTCCGTTGCCATTTTTGCTAGGTTTTGTTTGGCAGCATCAAGAACGTCTAATTGTGGAACTTCACCACGTAAATTGGCTTTAAACAAGTCAGACATTTCACCGCCAGCTTTACCAGCTTGGTAAGCCTGATTGATTGCCTCTGTGCCTACGCCAGTTTGCATCCCAAGACCAAATTTTGTAGCATTGCCCAAAACATCAAGTGTTTTTCCAGTAGTACGAGCCGCTAACATCAATGGGTCAACAGCACGAGCAGCAGTAGCTAGTGCAGGTGCAGCCCTAGTAGGCAACATAGCACCGCCAGTAAGTACAGTAGATAGGTCTGCCATAACTCCAGCAGGGTCAGTAGCCAATGCTCGTTTAGCACCTTCTACGCTACCATAACGCTGTACATAATGCTGACCAACTTTAGAAGCTAAGTCACGGCTTGCTTTGTCTTCACCTACAGCTTGTACAAGTCTCTCTGGTAATGCGTTTTGCAAGATGCCAGCACCAAGGTCTAAAACAGCCTTAGTTGTTTGAATAGGGCTTGATACGGCTTCGTAAATATCACCAAGCATTGAGCCAACAGAACTAGGGAAGTTCTTGACAGCACTAACTGCTACATCAGCAGCAGACATTTGTGGTTGAGTAGAAGCCATAGGCTTTTCGGTAGGCTTTTGACCTGCACGAATTCTCTCAACCATTGCCTTTAATTCTGGTGCATCTGGTGCAACATCATCAGGAATATCTGGAATCGTAATTCCGTCTTTTGTAGTAATGGAATATGACATATTAGTAATTCACAGTTACATTTCTACTCGTATCACCAAATAAAGGAGATACACCCTGAGACTTTCTGCGCTGGTCAATAAGTTTTACTGTATTTTCCTGTGCAGTTGCAATTGATTCATTAAATTTCTTCAATGCTTCTAAGGTTGCTTTAGTGTCATTTTTACCAGATGCAGCAATCAAAGCATTAGCAAAACGCAATACATCCTTATCTGTCTGTACGCCTTTTTCAGCACTAACTTTTAAGTTAACTGCATTTTTAACTGATGATTGCAAATCTGCATAAGCACGACTTGCCTCAGTTGAGTCACCAGTTAAGTTGGCAGCTTCGTAGCGCAAGTTCTGGACAGGGCCAAGTACCAACATTGATTTCTTAGTAACAGGGTCTGGAGTCAATGCCTTGATTGGAGAGAACAACTCTTTCTGTGTAGCTTTATAGCTATTGATAGCTTGCAAATCTTCATCTTCAGATTTCTGTAAAGTTGCTGGTAAAGGTTTATTCTTAGCAGCATCAATTTTTTGCTCTGCAAGCATACGAGCCAGTTGCTGATTACCAATTGCAATTTGTTGCGATACTGCTTGAGCAGCCGCAGTTTGTGCAAGACCTTGTTCTTTAAAAGCATTAAGTTGTTTTTCTTGCATTTCAATTCGTGCTTGCACTTGTTGAAAATCAGAATTCTTTTGCAACTGTTGACCAATTTGAGCAACACGAGCATCAACAACAGCAGGGTCTAAATTCTGCCAAGTTTTTGAATATTGTTGAACAATTGGTTTAAGATTTTTAGGCAAACTAGGGTCTGCCAAGTAAATAGCAAATGGGTTATCTTCTTGTTGACTAGCACCAATAAACCCCGCCTTACGCAAGTCAGGAACAAGTTTAGCCATACTTGCTAAAGATGTTAATGGGTCAGGAGACAACATAGCTAAGGCTTGTAACTTATTAGGGTCAACAGAACGTGTAGTCTGAGCAGGTCTTATAGCCATGTCAGGCATTAAGTTACCTTCATCATCACGAGCAGGGAATTGACTTGGTGCGCCATCGTAAGTAACTTGTTCTGGCGTAGTTGTCGTAGTAAAGATTTGTGGTGCAAGTAAACGAACTTGTTTTTCTTGTTCACGCCTTGCTTCATCTTCTTTACGTTTACGCATCAATTCTTGCAGTTGATAGTTCTGCAACTGGCTCTGCATAACATCTTGCATACCGCCTTTGTAGGCTTTCTGACCAGCTTGCAAACCTTCAGCAATAGACTGTCCTGTGTTGCCACCTGCAAACAATCTACCAGCTAATGCGTAGAGTGCTTGTGCTTGGGCATCGTCACGATTACGAGCAATGTCTTCCGCAGACATACCCAACAGACCCATTGTGTCTGCACCGCCTGTACCGAAAATGTCTAATAGTCCAGCCATGTTAGTCCTTAACCATAGTTGTAATAACCTAAGTCAGCCCAATTAGATGAGTCAACTACAGTTGTTGGTGAAGAACCGCCCAACCAATTAGTACCACTATTCCACAAATTGCTGATACCAGTAGAACCACCAAGATTCTTATACAAGCCACCAGCAGTAGCAGCAGTTCCTAACAACTTTTGCAATGTAGAAGTATCAGAAGAACCGCTAGATGTTGATTGACCAACTCGTCCTAGTGGGTTGCCATATACCAATGACATATAGTTTTGCAAGTTTTGTTGTGGCTGGTTTTGCAAGAAGTTAAATCTAGCAACGTCAGCACCTAACTGTTGACCTGTATAACCTTCACGCAACTGACCTGCATTAAGTAATTGCTGAATATCTTGGTAATCAGTAGAAGCCATCTGAGGGGCTAACTGAGTAGCTTGTTGCTGACGCTGACGCTCTTGCTCGTAGTTCTGATAAGCAAGTTGACCTGCTGTGTTAGTCAATGATTGTGCAAATTGACCTGCTGCACGATTCTCTAGGTTACCCATAGCACCAGAACCATAACGCCCTGCTAGGCTTGCTTTAGAGCCAATATCGCCTAAAGTTGTTTGAAACTGTTGTTGCGCTGCTTGTGCTGCTGGCGCAAATGCACCTTGGAAGAAAGGGTTTCCACCTAGATAAGCACCACCAATAGTTCCACGCAGTTGTTGTTGAGCCTCACCAGTAAGAGGATTACCAGCTAAAGCACGAGTCTCCAGAGCCTGTAGCCCTGATTGCGTAGTCTGCGAGGGTGCTACAAATGTCTCACCTGTGTAGTATTTCGGCCCACCACCTGCGTACAGTCCAGACGCTTGTTCCAGACCATATTTCAGATATGGTGCAATTGTGGGGTCAATAGTTGATGTGGTTTCAGTTCCCATCTTTTACTCCTAAAAGTTTGGATTCCGAGATGGGTCATCCACGGAATACATTATACATAAATTATTAAAATCAACCAATAATTGCATACCGATATGTCTTATTAGCAGTCGAATTTGCAAAATGGGTAATCGTAGCCGTACCCTGTCCTTGGGAACTAGCATAGATATTTGTCGAGGCAGCGAGTGACACTAAGTTAACAGTCGCTATCACAGATGGCGTAGCTGGTCTAGTAGGGCTTGTTCCAGCCACATAATGCTCAATTACTACACCAACATCTGACGCTCTCCACATCAACTGAATGTAGTCATTAGCTGCCAAATCTACATAAAAGTTCATTGCCCCAATTAAGTGATATGGGTCACCAGATGATTTTCTCTGAGCTAAACCAAACCTACTATTTGAGCCAGTTATATCTGTGCCATTCTTTCTAAACCAAATATCTGCATCTTGTGAGTCGTTTGTTGTGTTTTTCAGTTGGATAGAAAACTGTATGTTATACAAACCTGCTGCTTTTACATTTAACCTAGAACTATTTGATAACGTAATTCCATTAGAGAAGTCGGTTGTATCAAATGTAATAGGATACGCAGTCGTTGTATTAGCTACAGTCTGGTCTGTTCCATCTTGAAAAGAACCATAAGGCGCAGAATCAGCAAAAGCAGCAGCAGAGGCAGGGACAAAGACAATCACGCTGTCTGGGCCTATCCTTCTGTCCGTCAAAGTGGTAGTTAAAGCACCACCAGTTGCTAGAGTCAAAGTACCTGTGTTATTTGTCTTGCCATCCATGATTCCACGGACAACTTCAGCCACGGCTCGTTGGTCACCACCAAATGCAGGTAGGCTTCTAAACATCAGCGCACACCTTGACCAGCTACATCCACATCCACGGCAACAGCGTTTTTCCAATCTGCGCCAGTAGGATTAACTTGGATACGATGGTAACGCCCTGCGCTACGCAAAGAAACCCTGTTCTCTGAGTCAGCAGCTACTGGAGTACCAAAGGTAACGTCTTGGCTTAATAATGTGCGAGAGGCTATAGCAACTGTTGCTGAACCATTGTCCACCAATGGACGAGCCAAAGTGACCACAGATGGCCCACCAAGGTCAATGTCTCCAGTAGCAATCGTGCCAGACAAGGGTTGACCTGTGTATGTGAAAACCTTTGCACCCAAAGTACCACCAAGGAAGTATTTACCACCAACATAAAGGCGTGAGTCAAGACTTGTTGTCAATGCGTCAATAGATGCGCTAATGCTATCTAACTGCTCTAAAGTTACAGCAGTCGTAGATGCTTCAGACAAGAAGTCAGTACCTGCGTCTGCATAAGTCCATCTCTTTGTGGCAAAGTTGTAAATGATTAGTTTACGATTTCCACCTGTATCTACATAATTCCAAATAACCAGTTTGCGAATAGGGTCAACAGCAGCAGACATAGTTCCATAGTCGGATTCTGATGCGTCATCAATAAAGAATCGGTCAACCTTTTCACTACCAATTGGCACTACTTGCTGACCATCACACATATAGAAGCCATCGTCCGATAGGAAGAATGTAACTCCTTGGTACTGAGCAATAGAGCCAGCAACCATACATCCTTTATTACGAGAGATGTTGTCAAACTGGAATATGAACGGAGTGCCTACATAGGTCATTCGGCTAATGGCTCTTTCTAAGAACACCAAGCCAAACTCACCACCACGGATTCCTACAATCTGTCCACCATCAGGAATATCTTGATAGTCAGACTGAGTGTTTACATTTTCTACCCAATCTGTCTCATCGTTGATTGCTGACCAACGAACACGATACTGCTGTTGAGTAGTCTCTAGCGTATTAGCGCAAACAACAAAGTCACGCACCACAGTAATAAATTTAGCAATAGGTGCAGATGCGCTTAGATTAGAAAAAGATGTAGAAGTTCCTAACGTCCATCCTTGCAAAACATCAGCATTGTTTGTAGTAATTACTCTTTTACCAAACTGAGTAAATCTAACCCTATCGTTAATGCCAGTTGTCATTCCTGTTTTAACTTGAGTCAATGCGCCTACGCCATCTACTGTAAAAATCTTAGATGCGCCAGAAGTAAACAATTGAGTTGTTGAGTCTGGATTCTTGGCAGCGTACAAAGACACTAAGTCTTCGGTAGCAGTAGCAGAGAACGCTACAGCACTAGGAAATGGGCCATAACCCACAGCTTGAGAAACCACGTTCTTAGCGTCAGTCAATGCGCCAGAGATACCTGATTGGTCAGGCATCCACTCACCTAGTTGTATTCTTTGTGTAGGCATATCAGATGTATGTGTTACGCATTGCTATTGGAACGCCAGAGAATTGACCCTTCTCGTCAGAGCGAGTCAATGAACTCATAGCCCTATCAAACATAGTTCCCCATGTGTTAATACGAGCATCATTCATCAGGTAAGGCTCTGCCTCAAGCAAAGCAGAATACAAGAGCAAGTCAGGACAAACAGTCAAGAATGTATTACTTGTATTCGATGTACTCAAGAACGTAGGCGCAGCAGAATACACAAGGTTTAATGTGTAGTTGCTATCAGGAATAGGTGCTAACTTAAATGTGGTTGATAAGACTGTGTAATCCAATGGCTTACCTGCGTCCATGCTTCGTGAGTTACGAGAGAACAAAGACGGAGATTCATAGTTCAATGGAAATACAGGATTACCTGCAACCACAAAATCTTTTATTTCTAAGAAGTCAGATGGGATAGTAACTGTCGCTGTTCCTGATGTGCAGGTCAGCGTTGTAGAAGTTAACATCTGGCGAATACGCAAGTCTCTGCGTAAGCGTACTTCTGCCAAACGGATGAAGTCAGGAATCTGAGTCGTTAGGTCTGTACGAGCCAAGTATTCTGCAATAGTTGTCTGTAGTTCAGCATAGGTAGTAAAACTCATACAACTCCTGTTCTAGTGCGCCATGCACGATTCATTGGGTCATTTAACCAAGCAGCAAAACGCTTGTCATCTAGAACAGCAAAGCCACGCATGATTCCAGCTTTGTTCAAGTCATCAATGACTGTCATAGGAATAGATGCAACCTTATTGCCAAACAATTGGTCAGACCATCTTGCTCTCTCGTCATACGAGTTATATTCTTTTTTATTCTGCTCAACAATGTCAGTAACATCCTGACGAGTCTGAATAACAATACCGCCCTCACCATCAGCATGGACAGCAGTTTCACGAAAGTTGTTAGGGTTTTGCATAGCCTAATTCTATCAGTTTGAGTAGAAAAGAAAATGCCCCAGAGGTTTAAGTCTGAGGCATCTTTTGGGTTACCTTAGATTAAGGTGTCAAGTCAGCCAAAATGCCGTGAGCAGCTTGG